AAGTGCAACAATTGGAAATGCCGTAGTGATCTGGTACTCAACCGGATAAGCATAGGGTATGTAGCTCTCACTAAAGCAAACCGTATTGTCGAAAAATCCCGCCATCACACCATTTGCCAGTCCAACCAGGCCGCGCATATAGGGGTTAGCGCCCTTTGGCGCGCGCGCGCTATCCATCCGGTACGGCGGTGGCAACCATGTCAGTGTTGGGCACACCTCCCCAAGCTCAGTAGACTTTTTGTCGTCAACGATGGTGGTGAGCGCTCCACCTGACAAGCTTGCCGGAGAAAACGTAGCCTCACCGACAAACTGGAAGGCCGCACCCGCATTTCCAGTATTTGTACGGTAGTAGCGAAATCTATTAATTCCATACCCTGCTGGCGGATTCGGCGGGCTACCTGTTACCGTATCGTTCTGGTCGAGCTCGGCCATCTGTGAAACAGGGCTAGGGGCAGACTCTTCGTCCCAGTCTGTAACGTAGGTCGTGATGTAAAAGCGATCTTCGATGATGCGTGGGATGCCAGGCGGCACCGTACTATCTATTCCGTTGGCAAAGTAGAACTGCTCCAGTTTTGCAGGCAACTCTGCATAAATTTTTTCGTACTCAAGACCCACTGCGTCCGATAGCACTTGTAGTCGGGCCTGTTCTTCAACTACCTGTTCTATTGATGAAGCGCTACCTTCATCCAATATTTGGTGAAACCTCTGAGCCTCTGCATTCAGAGCATTTAGCAGTGCTGATACACGTGGGCTTGTCGGCCCGCAGGTGTCTTTGATTTGCTGTGCAAATTTTGTAGCCAGCGCCGGTGTCAGCAGAGGTAACCTTGCTGGCGGGGTCGGTGGTGGACCTAGTTCGCCAGTTCCCGGCATGGTTATCGCCGCCAGCGCAGTTGCAACCGTTGCCACATCGAAGTCGTACGTGCGCCCATAAACAACAAACGGCACGCAGTATGCGCTTGTGTTCCCGGTGTTATTTGGGTCAAACCAAGTGGTGCTCCCATATGGTCCAACGGCCTGAGTAAACCTGCCCGTTAGGCGGGGGTCAAAAACACCTAGGGATAGGATGTCACCTGCTGCGTTTTTTACAAGCTTGGCCTGCACTGTGAGTCGTGCACTTGTAAACGAATCGACTACATCAGTTGAGTTTGGCGAAGCAACCTTGAACACACGGTATATCTTCGCGTTGTCCTCCGACATGGGATCGCTGATGCCATCCTGATTCATATATCCAGGAGTAGTGTTTCCGGGCGATGTGGCGTTCCCTGGGCCGAACGTTACCCCTTTCCAAGAAATAATTGAATTTTTGAGGATGATCGCCACCGCGTCATCGCGGGCTTTTGCAAGTTGTGCTGTACGGGCCTCTGGTGAATAGCTGAATACACTATTTACCTTACCAGTCGGCGCGGTGACAGGAACAGGAACACCCATCGGCTTGTCTGCTCCTGTAGCATCCATCACCCTTGGAGGGGCCGACCCGTCCGCATAGGTGTAATAGGTGCGCTCCTTCGCATCATCGTTGATCTGGCCCTTGACGTAATTCACCTCAGCAGCATTCGCCTTCCAGTTCTTGCTCATGTCGCTGGTGTATGCACCATTCGCGTCACGCGCCATCCGATATAAGGTCTTCGGATTGCTGGGATCCCCTGTGGCCAATGTCGCTGCTGTAACATCAGCTTGCAATGGCCTAAATTCAGGTGTGCGCACCATTAAGTTGATGGCCGTTTGACCAGCATGCTCAGGCAGCGCACGAGCCGCCACAGACGGGAATAACCCGCCCATGTTGATTAACTTGATGACAGCCATGGAGTCCTCTATTCGTGGTTCATGGCCTTGTAGGCCGACTCATACTTGGCTTGGCATTCCCCGAGGAGAGCGCGTAGTCGATTTGCTCTGGCAGCTTCCCGGATAAAAGCACTTGCGTCTTCTCGATAAAGTCCGGCTCCAGTGCAGCCGGTTGTTGATTGAGCGGCGGCATCCGTGGACATATCGCCTGCACTAGGACGCTGGGGGCGTGGGCGCACCCTGTCAAGAGCAGCAGCAAGGCGAGCATCGGTAGCAGCAATTTGCGCATTTTTAGTCTCCGTTATTAGTTGGGCTTTGGCTTCGAGATCGACCGTGGTGCGCGTGGCCTCTTCGCTCAGGCGGAGGGACTGCTTGGCGACTTCCAGGCTCTGCGCGTCCCACTTAGCTTGGACGTTCTGTTCGCCCAGCTTGTAGACTTTCCAGTGGCTCGCGGCGAGACCCACGGCCAGCGCGACCGCAGCCCAGACACGCCAGTTGAGTAGTGCGATCATGACTGGAACAGCTCTGTTACTTCGGCCTGACGACGACGGCGCAGACCGTTCTCCACGTTGGAGCCGGGAGACACCCACTTCAAGAACTGCTCTGCGCAACCGGCGTAGTCCCCGGCGTTCAGCTTCTGCAGCAGCGTCGATGAGTGCCCGTTCTTCAGCCGGATGATCCCGTCGCGGATAGAGCTGCCAGGGCCGACGTTGTAGACGATGGACACCATCGCGTCGAACTGACCTTGGGTCATCGCCACGGTCACTGCGTTGTTGACGATCCGCTCCGGCGTCATGAGGTCCGCATCAAAGCGGTTGTCCGCATACGCCTGCGTCCAGGTCACGCCCTTCACCACGTCAGGGCCTGTTGAGCCCCAGCCGCATGTCCACGGTGCGCCGCCCGTCTTGGGGTCAGGGTACGCAGTGAGGCGGCACGCCTCGAAGCGCTTGATGAGGGCTTTGCCCTTGGCGGAGGTTTGCATTATTTGTCGCTCACTGGTTCGCTGGTCACTTCACGCAACGCGATCATGAGGACGGGCCACATCATCACGGCGACGGACTGCCAGCCAGATGGGAGGTACTTGCTGAAGAACCCACTGTTCTGTTCAACCACAACCAGCAACGCACCACCGATGGCAGTCCAGTAGGTCTTCGACTTCAGGCGTTTAACGATCATCTTCATAATCATCCTCATAGAGCGAGTAGAGAGTTAGGCAGAGCGCAATGGCTATCAGCAGCCAGACAAAGAAAGCGATGGTCAGGACTTCGATAATCAAGGCTGCGCCTCCAGAACCACGAACGATGTAGGCTCGATTTCCTCGGTCCTGTCTGCAATGCTGAACAGCGGCGTCCAGGTAACAAACGTCTGCATAACGCACTCTGTGCCGACCGGGAACAGCACTGGGACTACTAGCGTTCTGCGAATTGCTGCGTAGCTTCCCGTGCGGTACAGTCGGCGCAGTGCAGGCGCATCAAAACTCTCTGCGCCTGTTGCGGTCTTGCATGTGACAGTGCGCGTTGCAAGGGCCGTCGTATCTTGCAAAACAGTGAAGTTGCGCGAGTATTGGAAGACCGTCTCGTGGCCTTCGTGCTGCCATGCCGTGCCAGTCCCCTCGCCCATGTGGACCGGGGCATCAATCTTCGCCACGGTCTGGTAGACCATGACTCCGCAGAACATGACCAACGCCGACAAGGCAGCGCCAATCGCCATCAGGAACCAGCCGATGATGCGCGTGCTGGTGCGCTCAAAGAGTAATTCGCTGCTCATTTGAGATGCTCCTTAACCCAGTACCACACTGCGGTTCCGACGGCCACTAGCGCGGCCCATGCGGTACCCTCTGCCAACTTTGTCAGCACCTTGGTGCGCATCTCTTTGCCGTCCTTGGCCTCGATCAGCCATTGCTCGTGCGCACGGCGGTGACCCTCCAGATCGCCATTCGGTACGGTGGCCTTGACCAGTTCTTTTAATTCGTCAAAACGCTTGTCGATATGCGCTTCCACATGCGTCAATAGCTCGGTGATGTCGGTCACGGTGGTAGCGTCCCAGTGGTCAGGGTGGTGTGGTTGTTTGTCGGTCATGGCTGTTTTATGAATGTGATTGACGAGCCAAGCTCAAGCGACCTTTGCACTACGGCATCCGGGCGGGACATTGGCCCAAGGTCAACGCCACAGCGCATCTCTATCTCGCGGGTAAGGGCTGCGCACTCAGTGACCGTCCAGGCTGGCAAGGGCGAGAAGAATGCCCGGATGGCATCCCACTCTGAGTAGGGTGTGCCCAGTGCTGATTTGACTGCTGCGTCGGCCCTCCAGTCCCATTTCGCACCGCGCATGGGCAAGTGGTAGAAGCTGCCGATGGTGGACAGTGGCACGCGATGAACAACGGGCTGAACAGCCTCAATTGCGTAGACGCGCCCGTCTGTGGGGTCCACTTCGATGACGCCTACATGGCTGTACGTGCTCAACGTGAACACGCGCACCAGCATGACCTTGATGTCTTTCCACGATCCCCACCCGCCGTGTGATTGCGCGAAGATGTCGCCGCTTCGGAACTGTGGCCGCTGCTGTTTGTACTGCGCGGTGGGCGCGGCTTGCTTGAGTTTCTTCAGGCGATTCACAGCTTAGCCCCTGCGATAAACAGCGCGTCGATCTGTGCTTCTGTCAGGCCGAGTGCTGGGCCAAGTGCGGACACAAAGCCGTTGTGGCGCTGCACCACATTGCTGTATTCCCACTCGATATGCGCTGCGCTTTTTTGCGGCTCGGGCATGGCAGCGATGGCTGTGTCAACCGATGCCAGCAGGCCAGAACCTAGAAGTACAAGGCGTGCTTGGCGCATCGTTATGTCGGATGGAACTGGTGTGGGCGGCGGGGTGTAGGGCGTGGGTGTGTTGCCCTCCCCCACCCAAGCTAGGTATGCCGCACCGTCACTATTCGATGCAACGGGCTCAAAACTCGCCCCGTCTGCGATACGCACTACAGTAGTTGATACAGTTAATTGGTACATGGTGTAAGTCCTTACAGTTCAGCTGATGCGGTCCAGTGGAAACGATAGGCCGTGCCCACGGTGAAACCGGTCCCAGAGTCGGAAACAGTTAGCGCCCCTTTGTCGGAAATATTGCCAGCAGAAACCGTAGTGCCAGTGTCAGTACCAGAGAGAAACCCAGCCACTTTGGCAGCGGTTCCGGTGGTGGAATAGATGACGACTGTGGGTGCGGCGCGCATACCGCCTCCCCCGAAACCAAAGCCTGCGATGGTGTTGTTCACATAGGCCGCGATCACGTAGGGCGTGGCTACGCTGCCTGTGCCGGGGGCTACGCCTGCGGGGTATGAGGTCTGGTAATACCGATAGCACAGCGCAAGCTCAGTCCCGATTGGCCTCTGCTCAAACGTTGTTGCTGTGGAGCCAATCTCCAGTTGCCATGCAGTCTGATAGATCGCTTTAGACGTAAGCGCCCCAACAGTGGGGAAGTTCAGTTCAAGTTGCAGGCCATTAGAGCCGTCCGCCGCGCCCAGCGTCACCGTGTAGCTAAGGGTAACCGTGGTTACATCCGCCAACGATACCGCTGTCTGCGCGGATATAAGTGTCAGCGCAGAGAAATTATCAAGCGTATTGGCTTTACGCAAGACCAGTTGCGCATTGAGGGCTGCGCCGGTCTGCTGGTTTACAACGACCGTGAAAGTGACGGTTTTACCGTTCAGCCCGGTAGTATCTTTTGCCTCCAGCCGAGTTAAGTAGGTGATGGACCCACTGCCAGTGGTAGTGATACCAGACACCATTCCAGCACCTACCCCACCAATCAGTAATGCGTTAGTTTGAATAAGGGATATGCTCTGCGTCGTGAATCCCGCAGTGGTCATCTGAAACCGGTCACACTGTCCGAAGCCGGTTGTATTGGTTGTGAGTGTCAGGGCGGATCGTTGCGCAACACGCCCATCCCCGTTGATGATCTTGTTGCGGAAACCTGTTAGACCGCCCCCATACAGCGTGTCGAAATACGTCTTGAGGAATGCCTTGAGGCTTGCTAGCGTGAGCTTTTTAACGACCCAGCTTGCCGCACTGTCCATGATTCCGAGTTCGTCGGCATCGACTGGTGTTTTGGCCGTAGCATCGTGCACGTCGCTTGTCATAGCAATAGTGCCGTCTTTGTCAGGCATCGTCCAAGTGCGTGCGACAGTTGCTGCTGTGGTGAACCAGCTTGTGATGGTGTTAGCCGCGTTGCGTAGATTCAGCTTGAACAATGTCAACCCAGGTACACCACCTGACGCGTCCTTCATATCAGCGGTCACGTTGTTGCCATACAGGTACGCTGTGGCACGCATTTCGACGTAGGTAACCCCGGATGGGTTGACGCCAATGGCAGACGGGTATCCCCAGCCACCGGACGTGCCGCCAGCAGCCACTACTATTCCCTCAAAGTCACGAACGACCGTCAATGCATCACCGACCCGCGTGGTGCACTTCACAACCTCATAGGTTATTTCCGTTCCGCTCACACTCTTTTCGTAGAGCGTGATAAGGAAGTAGTCGGTGCCCGTTGGGGTAGGAAACCGTGCGCCTTGACCCGATGCCAGGTTCAGCGTGGTACTGCCAATCGCCAGTGGGGCACTTAGCTGGGACGCAGCATTGTTTTTGTAAAGTTGGTTACCCATGGTCAGCCTTTAGATGTCTTTGATCTGCATGTAAAAGTCGAACTCTTTGATCAGGCCGTTTTGGGTAGCCAGGCGAACGGTGACCTTGTACTTGACCCCATTCACTCCGCCCGATATGAGCAACTTCACCCGCATCCCGGCCAAGAAAACCGTAGCGCTGACGATGAGCAATGGAGTACTGGCACTGATCGGGGTAACCACAGTGGTTATTACCGACGTGATGATGTCGCCCTCGGCTAACCAGTCATCACCCTTGATGTCGTAGTCCAGTGTTTCGCTGGATTGTTTGTATTTCTTATCCATATCAGCGCAGCACCATGGTTCGGTCTTCGTAGGGAATGGTCATCGTGTATTCATCCGGTGCCAGGTAACCCGTCAGGCTCAGGTACATGGATGTAGTCGCCCGCCCGGTCGTGGAGAGCGTCATCTTCTTGATGCCGCCAAGAGTTATTGACGTTGTGGCCCGGCCAGTTGTTGCCAGCACAAGTGGCACATAGGCAGTGAGCGCAATCGTGGTGGTTGCACGCCCCGTAGTGGACAGTGGGTCAAATGTCTTTGGGCTCAGGCTATCCAATGTCAGGGATGTAGTGGCCCGGCCAATCGTAGCCAGTGATAGCAAGACATTGCCCGCCATTACGAGGGATGTGAGCGCCCGCCCGGTAGTCGCAAGAACCAAGGCCCCATAGTTCACCAACTGCATGGACGTGAACGCCCGCGCAATGGTGGACAGAATCAGAAACGAGCGACTATCCGTCTGCCCATTCCCAATAACCGTGCCGTTGATCTGCGACGTATTCACGGTTTAGTCCACGGTGATGGTGTTCGCGTTGGCTGCAACTGTCGGTACATCGCCAATGCCAAATGTTTTTGCAGTTCCAATCGTGTCGGAATAGATCAGGTTGCCGCCAGTCAGCGCGTCATATATCCCCCAGTGGCTAACCGTAACGCCTGAACCGGTAATCGCATTGAACTGAATCTGCGCATTGTTGGTGCTGGAGTTACCGGTACCTGTCGGAGCCGTCCAGGTGCCTGTTGCCTTGCGTGCGTACCACGCGCCCGATACTTCATTAGTTGTGATGTTGTTGTCAGTGGGGTCAGCAATGAACAGTGCAAGGTATGTGGCAGCTACTGAAAATGGCGTATTGGCCAGTGTTGCTGCGATAATTTTTTGACTGATGTAGGTGGAAAAGCCGGACATTTAGGACTCCTTCAAGATTTGGGTGATACGGTGGTGGACGACTGAAGCTGTGAGCCAATGCCCGCATTGAATGCGCCCATGTATGCGGCAGCAGAAGCGGCATTGCCCCCAAACTCAGCATCTTTTGAAAAGGCCTTAGCCAGCACGAAATTCAGGATCACGCTGAACCACTGGATGTGCAGCGGTGACACGTCCACGACGGTCGCTAGGTCGGCCGGGAAGTAGCTGTACAGCAGATCAATGGACCCAGACCCTGTGGACGGTGGGAACACGTAGAAGCAATAGGGGTCGCGCGGGTCATAGGTGAAGTGGCGAACGCTGGCAGACGCGCGGCTGCTCTGCCAATCGCGGTTGATAGCCGATAGCAAGCCGACATCCACTTTTGTGACTTGCCGCTCATTACCGCTGGTGTTACCAATGATGTCGATGAATGCAACGACTTCGGCCGGCAGCGTTTGGCGGGAGCCAGGTACCGGTACAAACGCGGACTTTTTAGTAAGCGCGTCAGGCCGCGCAATGATCAAGGCGCGGATGCCCTCATTCATGTAACCGATGAGCTCAGTTGCAGGCCATCTAACGCTCGGATCCTGCAGCGTGATGCCAGCGGCTGAAACAATGGATTGGGCGGTAATTGCCATATTGCGCCTAGCAGAGCTTCAATCGAACCCGAGGAGTCTTGCCCGTGCTACCACGCCAGGCATCAACCGCCTTTGCATGCACGGCTGTTTCAAACTCAGCGCCAGCCACGGCCGCAAGCTGTGGCTTGTAGAAGGGCTGGCCGTCAGTCATCATCAAACGCTGTTTGGCGCCCTGGATGATGTCTTCCATGTACTGATCAAAGTACACGTCTTGGATTCCAGCGGCAGAAAGCGTAGGCATCAGAGACGCCTGAATACGGATGATTTGTCCGTCAGCGCAGGCCTTTGGAAGACTTACCGTCTGGCGGTCTTGGCTACTGATACCAGTCTTGTCCACGACATCAACCGTGATGTCTTTGTTCAGATCGCGCCAGGAGAGGATTTCAAACGGGCTCCCGTCCAGCGTTGACTTCTCAATGCGCACTACTACCGAGTCCTGCGGCAGATCGAGGTCGTAAGTAAACGTGCTGGCAGAAACGGTGATCGGGTCGAGCCAAACCATCCAAGCGCGCGTGCGCCGGAAGAATTCCCGGCTGGCACGGCAAAGCGCCTGATCGGCCAGGATGTCTGGGCAACCAGGGACGTGCATCAGCAAGTCCGGGTAGAAACTCGACCAGGGTTTCATGGCGCGTCAGGCCTTTACTTGCGGGCGCGGGCGGTTTTGGTTGGCGCCTTGGTCTTGTTGACCTTGGGAATCGAAGCAGGCGGCGTATTGGATTCGATAGGCAGCGCATTGGTGTTCGCTGGCTTATCGTCCGTGTCGTCGCCATCATCGCCTTCTGCGTCGCTATCGCTGGTCTGCTCAAGCAACGCCGCGGCTTGTTCGTGGTCTGCTTCATCAGCCGGGAAAAAGCCATCCAGTTTCAGCAGGTGCGCGACGGTTTCCTTGTGTTCAACCTCGCAGCTAACCATGCCATCAGCATCGGGCTCGAAGACGTAATCCTTCTTGTCCAGGCCGGTCACGATAACCGTGCCATCGAGGCGCAGCTTGTGGGATGTTTCGAGTTTCATGTTTCTCTCCAAAAAAACAGGGGAAGCGCAAGCCTCCCCTGAAATCTTCTGACCAAGGAAGGCTAGGAACGCAATTACGAAGCGCGGTAGTACAAAGTGACGTTGAAGTCACCAGCTACCGCAGTTAAAGCAGCACCAGTCACCAACAGACCAATCTGTCGGTCAGCAATCGAGCTTTGAACTACTGTCTTCATGGGGCGGCTAGCCACTGGGCCAGACGCAGAACCACCAGCCAGGCGTCCTATGGTTTGGCCGGTCAGCCAAGCTGCGCCGCCGTCAGCGGCAGCAGTGGACAACGCAGTGCCAGCGGCATTCAAGATGCCCACCGAAAACGCCCATGTGGGTGCACCGTTGGAATCCAGTTGTGCAGCATCAAACTCGATAGCCACGGGGACGTGGCCACCAGGCAAGATACCGATGGCGCCAATCACAGCAGCGGCCAGGTCGGCTGTTGCCAGATTGATGGAGAAGCGCTGGGCGATCAGTTCGATACCAGCGGCATTGGGTACCGGCTTGCGGCCAGTCAGGAAGTCGTTAGACGCCTGTGCAGATGTAGAAAAAGACATGATTTACTCCTGTTTTTCCGTTATGGGCTAGCGGCTGGCAGCAGCGGTATCCAGCGAGAACACGCCGAAGTCGTTTGCGCCGGTTTCTGTGGTGAACGTGACCTTCTTCACCCCGAAAATCGAGGACGTAGAAATCACAACCTTGTCGCCGTTGTCGCGGGTTTCCTCGTTCCAGTCGAAACGCAGGTTGGTACCAGGCGAACCGAACGCCATAACGGCAGCTTGGGATCCCATGAACAGCGAACGGGCAGCTTCAATGTTGGCGCCAGCGCCAGCATTGGAGAATCGCACTACGTTGCGATGGCTGTGCAAGATCACACCGCGATAGCTTCCAAGCGAGCCCTTGAACATCGGATTGGCGCGGCCTTCAGCAGCGGCCGCAGCTTTCTGGATGTCGAGCCATTGGCCGGTGCTGGTGTTCGAGCGGAGGTCATCCTCCTGAAACGTGTGCATGACGCAGACAAACGCTTCCTGCCCGTCGATCTTGCAAGGCTGTAGGACCGGGATATTGGTAGCGCCACCGCCTTGTGCGTCCGCCTTGGTTTTGGCTCGGTCGATCAAGCGCAAATCCATCTTGTCGGTTGCGGCGATGTTGTTGTAAGCGGTCGCCACGTTGCCGTACAGCGTGTGATTGGTGTCTGGAGATACCAATGCATTGCTGGCCCGGCCGGTGTAGCCCAGCGGAAGCAGGTAGTTGGCATTCACGCCGCGTGCGCCAGCCAGGTAGATGAACGTGAGCTCATCTTGCAGGCGTGCCCACCAGCTAGATTGCTGGCGTTTGGCCTTTTCGCGCAAGTCGTTCAAAGTACGCTTGCGGGTCATGCGGCCACCAGTGTTAACACCGCAGCGCGCTTGGTCGATGTAGATGGAATCGGAGTAGAAGCGCTGCGCTTCTTCCTTGCCTTCCAAGATGTCTTCACCTTCTACCGGCGCCATGCGCAACTCGGCCAACAGGTCATAGCTGATCGCTTCGCCAGCATCCGATTCCAAGTCGGTCAGGATCTGGATTGGCACTTCTGCTTCGGCGCCGCGCGCCATGAAGCGCTGATTAAAATACGATTTTTGGCTGGTGTCGTATGCCAGCAAGCCAGCCCAGCGTTTTACCGCCTTCGGGTCGTTTACGCCAATAATGGTCCGTGCCATGAAATACTCCTAAAAGTTGAATTACTTTTTGGAGCACTCCTGCGCACCATCACAAATGGCCTTTCAGCCAGGCTCTACTAAACCATGCTTGTCACGACTTTGCTGTGTATTTGCAGGAGCCTTTGACGCAACAACATCGAGCGCGGCCGTGATGCGCAAGCGCACCAACTGACCACTCTTTTTGAAAAGCTCAATCGTTGCCGGGCCGGAGACTTTTAGTTGCTCACCGGCACGGACATCGACAAAGAAGCTCGATGTCTGCATGGTCACTGACCTCGAGAAAACTTCTCGCGCTGCGCCGGGCTCATCTTCGCAATAGCCGCCTCCAGGTCGTTGCCGTCCAGGGCATCCAGGTGGGCAAACTCGCTACCAATGTCGCCCGGTCCGTCAGCGCCTGGCACGGTCGCCAGATTCTTCGGTGGGGCTGGGGGTTTTCGGTTCTGCTCCGCTGGCTTTGCTGGGGTGGTGGGCGCCTTTGTCGGCGTCACGGTGCCATGCAACGCATTGACGCGCTTATGAGCTTCCGTCAGGAACCAGTCCATGGATTTATCCTGGTTCTCTGGCTTGTTGGCCAGCGCCTTAACGAACGTGTCCAGGTCGGCATTCCGCGCCGCATCCTTGCGGTAGTCGACGCCTTCATCCTTCAAGGCTGATGCATACAGGGAATCAATAGACTTTGCCCAAGCATTGGCCGCGCTCTGCTCGGTCATTTCCCGAGACACTTCAGCCTTGGTCTGGGCGCGCATCAGCGCCTCGCGCTTGTCGTCCAGTTCAGCCTTCTGGTATTCAAAGGCTTCAAATTCGATTTCACCAGCCTTGAACTGCGCGCGAAGGGCGGCAGTCTTTTCCTTGATGTCGGTTACCTGTGCATCGAAATCGGCCGGCAATGCTGCTTGATAGGAGGTTGGCTTTTCAGATGGTGCCGACTCTGGTGCTGGCGTTTCAGACTTGGCAACCACGTCAGTTGCATTAACCGATTCAGCTTTATCGGGTTGCGCATTAACCGTTATCGGTTTTCCGTCGGCATCCAAAATCTCATCGGGGTCGCCGTCGTCGTCTCCATCGTCATCGCTTGCGCCGCCTGCCAGGCGCTGCAATGAGGCTTTTTCCTGGTCCGAGTATTCGGAATCGTTGAAGGCTTCACGTTCCTCGGGTGTGAGGTTGTCGAGTGCGGCCTGGTCGAGGGTTACTGTAGAACTCATGCTCTGTCCTTGGGTTGGTTAAAAATCAGTCGTCTTTGCCTTCGCTGGCGAGAGCCGCCATGTCCAGCATCTTTTTCTTTGCAAGAGCCTGAACAGCCTTGAGGCGCTTGGGATCGTTCTCGATTGCCTCCGACTCGATCATGGTTTCCAGATCCCTCTGGGTCTGCCAGTTGTCGTCTGGGCTTGCGAGTGCAATGCCGGTGCTTTTCTTAGCCATGTGGTACTCCTTCAAAGTGGGTGGAATGTGGCATGCTTGCCACGGGTTAAGCCTTCTTGGCTTGTTCCTGGCGAGACTCTTCCAGCATTTGTGCAAGCTGGCCGATTCGTTCTTCAAGGCCCTTGATCTTGGTGTCGCTAACCTTGGAGATTTCAGCAACCTGGATCTTTGCATCACGGTCGATGTTGGCAATCTCTACCTTGGTATCAGCGTCCTTGTTGATCTGCAAGGTACGGTTTGCCAGTTCAGATTGAACCTTCTGGAGTTGTTGGGACAGTGCATCTACCTGGTCAGCGGCCTGGGATTGCACCTGGCTAACAGCGCCCTGCATTTCAGGCGATAGACCGCCCTGCCCGCCCGCCTGTGCTTCGGCTTCCAGCTTTGCTGCCCGGGCATTGATTTCCCGAACCTTGGCCTGTGCCTCTTGCAAAGCGGTTACCGCCATTTGCTGCTGCATCTGGAGCGCAGCGGCCTGTTGCTGCGCTTGTTGCTGGGCCTGCTGTTGCTCTTCTGGGGTCGGCTCCTTATTGGGGTCGCGGTCGCCGGTCATCTTGCGCAACTGGTCTGCAATCTCGTCCTTGTTGGGAAGGTCCGAGAACTCCATGGCAATCGTCATGATGCGCAATGAAACCTCTGGCGGCAAGCGGCTGGCCATCTGGTTCAGGCTCTCAAACATC